GGTCGTGACGGTGCCGGCTGTAAACTTTAACGGAGCCGTTCCCGCTGTCGCGGTGCCCGCTGCGAAATGGATATATGCACTGGCAGCAACGGCCGACCCCCCGAACATTACATTCGACAATACAGCGATCGGCCGAGTCGTCGTCCCTACCCCGGTGCTGCCGGCTTGGATCGTGAAGACATTGGGTACCGTCGTATACCCCATCTGCACAAATTCCGTATTCGAGCCGAAGGCCGTATTCGTTATTTGAATAGCTGCCGGGGAAGTCGTCATGCCAATTGCCATGGTATTGACGGCCGGCCCTACCGCCAATTCCATCGTGATTTGGGCGGAACGGAGGGTAAAGGCAAAGGCCAGACAGGTGGACATCGCTACGTTACCGTTGAAGATGCCGGTAAAGACACCTGGCTGATTGTATTGCATCGTGAAGGCCGCACCGGGCGCGCCGCCATTGTCGGAGAAATTGAATTGCAGGGTTGAGCTTGCCAATCCGCTGCTTCCCGAGGATTGATTGAATGAATGAATCCACCAATCGCTTGTTCGGTTCGCTGCATCGACGCTATTAAAACTTTGACCTCTTAACCGGATCGACGGCGGATCTTGCCCCGGAATTAGGCTCGTGCCGGCCGTGTTGTTCGAAAACACCTGCGCATTGGCGGTTGTCGATCCAGCCCCGGCCCCGTTGTTGGTGATATCGAACAACCCTTGCGGCGTCGAGGTGCCTAAGGCCAGGTTCCCGGTACCGGTCATCACAATGTTGAAACCAGCTAACGGGATTTCCCGGTTGCTCAACAAGGCTCCCGGATTTCCCGACGCGCCCACGCTTTGCCCCAATACGACATTCCCGGCCCCGTCAAGGGAAACCCCGTTGCGCGCACCCGTTGGGGTTGTTCCGCCTGGACTTACTGCCTGCACTGGTGAAAATCGAAATCCCATTACTTCATGATTTTTACGTAATACCGTTGCACGAGTTGTAACCAGGGATTGGCCCCGGCTTGGAAAACAATTGTAAGGTGCCCGACAAATTCCTCCAGCTCATTACATTCTACCGCGAACGACTCACCGCTTAGTTCCGGATGCCCCGGAGGGAACGGTTTTAAAAAAATACCGTTCACCCACACCCCGACCGCTCCTTTGTTGATCGCAATCCAATCCACACAATTGGGCACGATCTCTACTTCCTGCCCCTGGAAATAGTCCTGTCCAATGATGCTGTATTTCAGAGTCCCTAGTTCCATAGTCTTTTATTGTATGCTGTAATTGATCCCCTGGGCGGAGAAATACTGATTGGCAATATTGCGATCGTCCACATTTAATTTTTCCGAAACAAAGGAGTCCAGGTCGAAGCTGGTGCATCCGAAACTTAAAAAGGTGCAGTCCGCCTGCCGGGTACCGAAGGCCTGTTTGATGTTCATCAGGTCGAGCAACGTATTGGCTTGGATCAGGTTCTCCCGAATGGTAAAACTATCCGGCGTCGATTGCGTGCCGGCATTAAAAATGGTATTGGCGATCCCGGTAGCCTGTGCCTGTGTCAGGGTGGATGACTGCCCTTGGTTTTGTAGCGTGGTGATCGTTTGTTGTGTCGAGGCCGCGTTCGCTGCTATTTGCGGATCTGTAGTCCCTAGCAAACCGAAGTGCTGCAAGATCGCTTTGCCGCCATAATACGCCCCAATCCCGAGGCCGGCATACAACCCGACTTTCAGGCCAATATTTACCCAGGCTGGAGTTCCGTGCTCCCGGGTATCAACGTCTCCGATCCGAATCGGTCTCATATCCCTTTTTTAAGGTGAAAGAAATAATTACACATTCATCCCCCTGAGCTGGGCAATCAGCACCTTAAACATGATGGCCTTCTTTTCCGGCATCCTGGACAACTTCAAAAGCAGGTCGGGCAGATCCGGGACATCGCCTTTTAGCTTTTCGATTGCTGTCGCAATCTTTTGTTCATCGCTCAATGCATTCCCAACGTTCGTCGCGGGAATACCTCCCAATTGACTAGCGGGCGGTACTTGCTGCATGGGATGAACGGGCGCGGGCTTTTTGGCTGTGAGGCTGCTGATAAGACCCACGATAGCCGGCGTGAGGGCGGCGACCAACGGGCTTTCCAGGATTCTCCCCACCGCGTCCATCGTGCCGGCCATGCGGTCGGCTTCTTCCTGCTCCCGGTCGATCCGTTCCTGTTCGATCGCGTCGAGTCGCTTGTTCATCGCCTCTAACAGCTTATCGATTTTGTCGTCGGCCCTTTCCGGGTAGGGAAGGTTACGTTGTCCTGGAGTCCGAAACGAACCGTCGCCATATTCGGCAAACCGGAAATTCATGGCCCCGTTGTAGGGCGTCTTGTCGTCGATTAAATCGCCTTCTTTGATGTTTGCATAGACCGCAACGGTATAGATGCCGGCCGACCCTTGTTGGTGCAGCATTCGTAGATAGCCGGCCAGCTTTTCAATCGACTCTTCCATGTCATTGGAAGGCCACTGGACAAACAATTGCTTGCCGCAAAAAATGGCAAAGGAGGGCATGCCCTGCGAGGTAAATGCAGCCAGCACCGACTCGGGGTCTACGAATTGTACAGCTCTTGCAGGTGTCATAACAAACGCTTTATTGTTGCGGATAATCGATCGAGTAGTCATACCAGACCCCGAACAGAAAGGACATGGGAGTTACAGAAACGGCCGCTGCCGTCTGCAAATAGGTCTTTGTCCAATCGATTGCCCAGAGATCTATAAATGTCAGCGGTTCCCAAACGGCCGGGGAATACGTCCCCGCATTGGGGATGATAGGATTCATCCGGCCCAGGGGAATACGTCTCAGCTGCTCCGTGCCGTTGACAGAGATTACCAGATAGGTATTCTGAATATCGGCCGGCGTCGCGATCGTATTGCCCGACGAGAGCGGCGAAGCGGTCACCGTCGTATTGACATAGGACTCAATGCAGCGTACGTAGACCTTTTGGCCTCCGGTGACGCTCTGTAACTGCGGTTGATTTTGAAAATAATACTGTCCCTGGTTCTGCTGGGAGTTGACAATATTTTCAATCAACTGATACCGAAAACCTAAACCAGCACCGTAATACATAGACACAAGTTTTTGAGCGCCGACTCCAGGACCTGGAGTCGGCCACCCGGTTAACGAATCAGTTTACAACCGTCGAGTTTTGCGCTTGCAGACCACGGAAAATCATAATCATGCGCGCATTTGCATCGACCGCCGCGGGGGCTACCGGCATGTTTACGGTGATCTGTAAATCCTGCGAACCTTGCAGCAATACAAAAGGCTGCATGGGAACAAACCCGTCTTCCATTCCGTCGATCTGATCGACCGGCGACCCGGCCCCGGCCGCTGCCGTCTGCTGAGTCTGGTTCGCTTTCCAATGGCGTTGGATCATCCAATTTTTTAACAACTGGTCATTGTTTATCATGATCTTCAACGTGCCGTTGTAAATGCTCCGGTAGTTGACGGCATTGGGGAAGATGAACGGATTGGCATACGGGTACAATTGGAAAGTCGTATCCGCTGTGCTCGAGGGCAGGGCTAAGAACATGCCGATCGACGTGGGGACGAAACTATCCTGTAAGGGCAACCGTATTTCGGTGTTGAACTGCTGTGCCTGGTTTTGAATGTTGGACAGCACCGGAAAGGTGATCTGTGTGGACGTCGCGAGTATGGGTTGCTCGAGACGGATATCGGCTTGCGTAATCCGGAACATATGGACGACATCCACGTCCGGCCGGTTGTTCGGGTTAAACGCTGCGTTGAAGATGGCGACCGCCTGGTCGAAGTCCATCCGTGCGGCAATTGCTTGCATAGTTTTACTTTTTTGGCGTTACTGGACTATTTGTTTTTTTCTAAGGTGAAAGAAATATTCACCGGCTTCCAGCGTCGGCAACGGCCATTCTACGCATATAGCGAGAGGTTCCGACAGACGCGGGATTGGGGAACATCGATGCCGGAGCCCTTCCGCCTACAGCCGCGGGATTGGGGAACATCGATGCCGGGGCCCGGCCGCCGATGCCGGCCGGATTCGGGAAACTGCCAGCGGGTGCCCGGCCACTGATCCGGCGTTGCATGGGCATCCCGGCAACGCGTTTGCCGCCTGACCATACCGTAAGATCCGTATCGGAAGGGCAACCCATTCCGGAGAGGGCACCCGTACCTTGTAATATGGCCGTCGCTCCGTATCCAAAGGCTCCGGCCCCCATTCCGATGACTACCCCCGATTTACTCATTAAAGCCGCTGCCAGGCCTCCCGCCGCGGCGACTCCTCCTACGATCGTTCCGGATACCGTCGGCAACACTTTTAGATTTACAAAAGCGGCCCCGAGGTTGCCGATAAAGACTCCGCCCAGTAGGTGCAAGGGATTCACCGTCCGGGCTTTTGTACTCATAGACATTTTGCCGATACGCCTTTTTCCCTTGTGGCTTGCGGCTTTCTTTTTTCTGTGTCGTGGCATGGTGCTACTGTTTTATTGCTGCCTTGGCAGCGGGTTTTAAAATCCTGCTTTTGCGTGCTGTCTTACCAGATCCACCAGTGAACCCGTAGGGGGGTTGCTTGTGGTGATCGGTGATACCGGTGCGGTTGTTGTCGTCGAGGTGACCGGCATGGCTTCCGGCATCCCGATGGGCTGCTCTACGGTCGCCACCAATGACGTACTACTTGTGGTCGGTACCGTTGATGCCGTCGCAGCTGCTTGTTGCTTTTTCCAATACCAATAGGCCAGCCCCGCGGCTACCAATCCCCCGGCCACCCAAAGCCCCGTATTGTCGTTTTTCTTGGTGGAGTGCTTTGCCATATCAACTAATTTTTCTGATCGTCGCTTTCGCCTTGACAATCTGCTTTGTTAAATGCCGCTTTGCCTTCGCGGTTTTGGCCGTAAACTTTTTGGCTTCCAGGATACCGAGCTTGTGAACCTGGAGTCGCCGGGCGGCGGATAGATGCCCGGCCACACTGCCAATACCGATATTGACGCTTTTGAATTTATTGGCGTCTGTATGTGTCCGACTCTTCGTGTTCACGGCCCCTACCCTTCTTTTCGGCCTTGCCGCTTTCTTCCGGGTATGACTTTTCTTTTTGGCCGGCTTCCGGATTCTGCCCAGCTTGCCCGCCCGGTACTCCCGGCCGGCCTGCTTTTGCAACGTCGTACGTTTGCTGCCGGGATGCTTTTTGGCGAGTTGCTCTACCCGCTTATTGATAACTGATAGTGCGTTGCTCATTTACTGTGCTTTTTTGGTTTAACGATTTCATATATGACAATGGCCGCGCCGACCCCAATCATGATCGAGGGGAGGGGATTGGCTTCTATAAAGTCCAGGACGGCATTGCCTGTGGTCGTGACAGCGGGCGCAAGAGTCTGCGCGGCGGTCACATTGCTTTCTACATTTTGCACGGCTTGTGTTTGTTGTGCGGGCGTTCCTGCCATCAACGACGCAGCGGTCGCTGCCAAAGGCGTGAGATTGCCGGTTGCGACGGCAATGACAATATCCGGGAGGATAGCCCAGGCCTTTAGCGGCGTCTTGAGATTGGAAGACAACCCCGTACCGATTTCGGAAAGTATTTGTTGATAGTCCTGATCGGTGAGGGCGTACACCTGCGGTTGTTGCGTATACAGCCAGTAAGCCCGCCAGATCGTCGGGTCTAACGATGACCCTTGTTGACTGATGCTCATCGACGGATTAATGATCGGAAATCCGTATGCGTTCATCAGCTGATACAGTAAATATGTCCAGGAATCAAAGCCCTGGCTTACGGGACTTTCATCCGCGGCGACCCGATTTTTCCAGGCTGTCAAAATGGTGTTGTTGTCCTGCTGCTGTTTGGCCGTGAGCTTTCCCGGCCCGATCGCCTGCCATGCCGCTAAATTCATCCAAGGGTTTGTCGTGGCCCCAATCCGTTGATAGCCGACAAAGGGACTCGGCGCGTGTTGCGGGATCTGTTTGCCCGCAATCACCTTTGGCGTACCATGTGGCCCCGGTATCCCGGATATTCTTACCAGTGTCATGCGAGTCGTTTATCCCACCAGTAGACCGGCGAGGGGTGATGAGAATTGAAATACGCGACTTCCGGTACCGGATCAATCCAGGTCTCCGACCCATCCCGGTGATAGAGCACGACGAAGACGTGTTGCGGTTTCTCGACCTCCCAATCGTACGAAGCAAAACGATATGCCCAGTCGTAGTAATACTCTCCCGTCCGGTTGATCGCGTCCAGGATGCCGGAACAAAAGCCGGCGAAGTGTTTACAATCGACCGTGTCCAGGGAGAGAATACCGGCCGGCGATCGGGTGGACTGCCAATCCTCCCCCTCTACCTTGTACTTCAAATTGTCCTTGCACCAATAGAACAGCCGGCGCGGGATCTTCGCAAAATTCCCGATCATCCACTCCGGGGCGATCAGGTCGTATTTGACGGCATAAATTTCATGGGCGTCCAACACTTCTGTAACGATATCGTATACCTTCTGCTGTTTGCGAATGACCAACACCTGACCGAGTAGGGGCGGTAACGTTTGCAGCATCGAGGTGACGGTTGGTCTCATTTAAAGTGCTTTGAAATTTATGTTCATGGGGAACGTGAGATTGTTGAGGGTGGCCACCCCATTCAGGTTTACCATCACGGCCCCGGTGCCGGTGAGCCAGTTCAGCAAGGCCGTAATTAACCCGAGATCGGTTATGTTCATCGTCACGGTGATGGGCTGGACAGAATGCGCGGGTACGTCTTGCGAGAAAGAATTGGTCACGGTACCAATAAATGTTCCGTTCACCGTTACCCCGACATTGACGCCTTGCAAGGTGTAATCATTTGCCGTTGGATTTTTTACACTGATATCCAGGGTAACCGTGCCATCAACACCGGAAGGGGAGAAATTGAAACTTGCCAGGGAAAAGGATAGCTGCTGTACCGCCCAGAGTGTGTACAGTTCGTAAAGCAGGTACCCGCCGACGATACCTAAGGCAACTTTTGCAATCCCGTCCATTTCATTTTGGTTTACTGGTCGGGGTAAAATTAGAGTGTGCAATTATAACATGCAACAAAAAACCCCCGTAGGGGGCGTGGAAGGGGTGTTTTTGATCGCGTAGAAAATAGTGTTATTTATTATCCGACCCAAATTTTATTTGCTCATAAAACTGCCGGGTGATCTTTCCATATACATTGACAGCGGTAACACCGGGAAATGATCGCTTGATTGCATTTTCGGTGCGTTTCCAGGCAGCGGCCTTGTATACCTGGACATTTCGCCACTTCGCGGGCTTTCTATCCGTACTGAAAATGATAATGGTGAACAGGTCTTCTTTAATTCCCTCTCTCATCGTTGCGTCTGGATATGTATTTCAAAATAGCTAACAGGATAAAGCAGGCCAGGAACCACCCCAAAAAAAGGTGCAGCATACAGGAATTATTTTTATCTTCGACCCGAAAGAAATAGCCCTGGTGTCACCTTTCCTGCTTGCAGACGTGGTTCGATACTGGGGTTGTTCTTTTTACAACCGGAATCCTTTTTCGGGTGGATCTTGATCCAACGTACAACCCCCGCCGCATTTTTCACACACGTAGAAGTCAGTCCCCAATACATGTTTTACTACCCATTCGTGTTCACAGTTAGCCATTTTATCCTTTGCGTCCTTTCTATTTTCAATCTCCTTCACCTGGTGCCCCACAAACTTTTTAAAATCCCCCCCGAGTAGTTTTTCCGCTTGTTCTAAGAAGTCAAACCGTTCGTTTTTTTCCAGCATGACCACTCCGATAACGACCTGCTGCATGTGGTTCGCTGCTTGAATAATCCCGTTTTTTCCCAACACCGCCGGCGTCGGCTCCATTCCAGGAATCAGCTGGAAACTGATAATGCTCATTCGATCTTCCAGTGCTTCGATCTGCTGCACCAAATGGCTCATCACCATATCAGGTTGAGGCCCTTTTGCCATTAAGACTTTTACTTTGTTCATCGTAGATTTTTTTAAGGTGAAAGAAATAATTACTGACAAATCCCTCTTATGTGCTCGTGAAATCGTTTTCGCTCGGACGGGTCAAATAGTTGCTCAATATCGATGTCCTCAAAGTACAAAATAGAAAAGAAATCCCCGCGCACCTCCCGGACATTGCCGGCCGCTTTCCACTGGTTTATCTTGTCGTCGTGCCTGTTTTCCAGCACCATATCAAAGTATTTTCCTTTTGACAGATTGTTGCTGCATCCCCATAAGCGGCCTTCTGTGGTGAGTGCAGCGGACATCAATTCTTCTGTTTTTGCTTTTGCGTCGGCTGCATCGATCTCGCCGGTATAGACCATGCGAGAAACTTTTTTTCGGATACCGGCGAGTCGGGCATCGATCGATTTTGCCAGTTCTTTTATGAGGTATCGTTCCATGTTGCGCACTTTTCGGACGTCGGCGATATCGGTTGAGGGCGGCTTGTAGTGCCCGAATTTTTGAAAGAATCCATCGAGCAGGCCTGCGCGGTGCTGTAGTTCGTTCCACTTGTCTCGGATCTCCCGGTGATCGATGAAATTAGGTACGGTGATGTGATAGTGCAATTGGCCCCTAGTCTGCAATTCCGCTTTCCAGATAAACGACTTTACGCCCTTCGTTCGCGTCAACCAATCGAGAAAATGATTAAGCAGTAGATCATAGCCTTGCCGGGCGGTGATGTTCTTATCCGAGGCAATGGTGAGGGTGATGAAGGAGAGTCGGTGATAGTGCAGCCGACCGGTCACCGTGTTGGTGATCCAGGACGGTTTTGCTGATTGGACCAGCAGACAGATAGCCTTAGACAGTCGTTTTCGTGCGCCTTCCGTCATGCGGCCGCTGTAGCGACCCTTCCGGATCTTCGACATATTTTGCCTGGCAAAGAGCCTGGAATGTGCCGAAGAAAATAGCCTTTCACTGTAAACAACTGCCGAGCTTCCCCTTATCTGTATAATGGGGATTCCGGCCATCAGGTAAAAAACAGTGTCAGAATTATCCAAATAATAACTCCAATCAGCACAATGTTGTACGTCGTTACGACACTGTCCAGGACCCGTACCCAACGCGGTCTAGGTACCGGTAACCAGGAATCGTTTTCCCGGCTCAATTTTTGCTTACCCTTGATCTTTATTTTCATTTGTGTTAGATTTTTCATTTTCAGCCTGTACTAGCGACAGTGCAGCAATCAGGAGCGAGTTTCGAAAATCAGGATCTTTACCCGCTGCGTGTGCGAGTAAAGCGGCCGTTTCCAAGGAATTGCCCCGGATCTTTTGAACTACTCGCCCCTGATTTTTTACAATTATGATACACTCCTCTGTCATCGTCTTTTACTGTATTTCCTTGACAACCAATAACAAACCAACCCCGCCAATCCCAAGCCCCAATTTATAAGGGGCGTATCTTTTCCGGCCTTCCCGATCAACAACAAGATTACCACCAGGCAAACGAACAGGGTAGTAAATACCCCAAACTTTATCGTTCGGGATTCTTCGCCGCGCCTCGTCAGGTAATCTACCCGCCTGGACTGCTCCCGTTTCTCCCGCAGTCGAAAGTCCTTGTATGCCGACAAGGATTCAAGGAATGATATCATACCCTTATCGCTGTAATTACTTTCCCATGCAAGCTTTATCTGCTCGTTGGTTACGGACACTAGACGATCCCGCCGATTTTCCGGGTATCCCATTGTCCAGTTCTCCGGGTAGAAATCGGCCCTCGGATTTATTATAAACTGATCCAACATTTCGAAGGGGCCGTACCATTCGTTGTTTACACTGATGAACCATAGTCCTTCGTCGATCGCCTTCTTAAACTGTTTTTCAAAAGCGGGGTTTCGTCTCATATTGGAGATTTGATAAATCGGTTCCAAAACAATAATCCTTTCATTTATAATCGTTTGTAATTGAATTGCACACTTATAATCGCTATGAATATCGAATATAGAGTCCCCAAAATCCGAGTCCCTGGTAAGGTGACTGCCAAAACTTCCGACCTGACAGAACTCTAAAACGTAGACAGATTGACAGAAGCGGCCCAAATTTCGACGATCTCCGTAACGCCCTACTCTACTACCCAGGAACTGAACCGGCCGTAATGGGGCTAAAATCGGCCGCTTATTCATCAGGCAGAGAATCGACAACGACTTTCAAGAATTCTTTTACCTGCTTATTGGTATATAGCCCACCCCACCAGATTTTTATTTCGTGACCATCCCCGTCTTCCCGCATCCCAATCATAAAGCAAGGTAGGAAACCACCCCTTATACATTCCCTCGCCCAATCGTTTAAAACCAGCTGGACATTGATCTTTTGTTGCGAAGTCATCATATTTCAAGTTTTTGTTTTTAAAAAGCCCCGGGGTAGAAACCCCGGGTTGCGAGATAAACCTTATCCTATGAAAATTTGGGAGAGCGACGAAGTAGTAAAGTCGCCCATCCCTTCTAACGATTACACCAGGGTAGAAACCCCGCTGTAAAGAATTCAGAGCCAACACCACGGGCTATGCCCGACTATTTTCGTTTTTTCCTCCTATCGATGAATCCCTGACACTGAGATTGGAAGATCTCCAGCAATTTCGGTGAATCAACACACGTTTTCCCGAATGCAGTAGAGACAATTGAGATCAGCCCGTAGAACCCGTCTTCTTTAAAACTTTTTCGTAGCGCGGCATGAAGCACCAACAAAACGTAAGAAGGCTCCCCTTTAAGATTGACATCGAGCGTGCCCAACGCCCCCCCCCCTTCTGATCGAAAGAACCTACACAACCTTTGATTTCAATTGATACATTGTTCATATAAAAAAGAGTGTTTTTACTAACGGTACCCCCGCGACCTGGTCAGCTGCTCCAGGATCCGGATCCGGGCCGGATCCGGCGCGCTCAGCTGAGGATATCCGGGAACAACTTTTCAGCATTGACGCGGGTTTCAAAGGATTGGATTAAAAACGGGCTTTTCACATCATTTCCCGGCGATCGCGAACTTAGTTTACCCATTCTTGGATTTTACCTCTACCCTACCGGCCGCAATTTCCAACACGCTTTGCCAGGTTTCTTTGCCGATCTCAGTGAATACAGCATATGAGTTACAAGTCTTGCTAGGATCGTAAAGACGAAACTCTACGCGCCATAGAATCCGCTTTGCCCCCCGTTCGACTGATTTTGTAATTTCAACTTCAGCCCCTTGAATCTGGACGTTATAGGTAACAGAAATTAGCGTTGGATCTTTTGTATTTATCATAAAAAGTTTTTTTTTGCCCAGAGCGGGCAGTAATTTAAGACAGGTAAACCCGTCGTTCTTTTGCCGCTTGTACGATTGCATCCCGCCAATCGAGCACACCGTGCGCCCCTCTATAGACCGTAACCGGATCAATTCCAAACAGGCCTAGATCAACGATCCACATATCCGCATCCCCTCCCGTGTCGTATCGATATTCCGTCAAACTAATCAACGGGCCACCTAAAGCCCCGTTTTTCTGCGGTCTAACGTCAACGAGAATAGAATTGCGCACGACTCGGAATGCATCCTTATTTATCATAAAAAGTTTTTTTTTAAAAGAGTCCAGGGTAGAAACCCCGGACGAAAATCAATCAAAAAGCATTAGTCCCTCCGGACTAATGGTGAAACTCCCCGACCAATTTAGTCGGGGCACCTTCTTTATTCGGGCGCGATCGGCTCCCCGGAATCACAGGATTTTGATTGCCCCAATTGCGCCTTCATCTCAGTCAATTGTTTTTCTGCCCTGGTCAGCCGACGGACATACAATTCAAAAATGCGTTGTACGATCTCAGCCGCTAAGGCTTCCGCCCCCGTGTCAATGGGAAAAAAATCCTGATATGTACACTCGACACACCCGACCCTATATTCCCATTCCAATTTCAAAAAATCAAAATGTCCTTTGTTGAACATGATATAATACCGCTCTTTGGCTTCCCGCAGTGCGGCGATATGTGCCTCCAGGGCTTCGACTTCTTTTTCGATTGTTTTGAACATCGTTTATATGTTTAGGTAATAAGGTGAAAGAAATTCAAAGTCAGGAACAGCCTGTCCAGCCAACAACACCAGGATACCGGAAGGGCATTGCATCGAGGCCGACACAAAAGCCGTGTCCGATAATTCCCGAAAGCCAAACGGGGCGTCAACGATCGGGCCATTGTACAACGACAAGACCCGACGCCATTGCGGGAAGCGACCGGTAAACACGAATCGATGAATTACGGAATATCCGTGTACGTGACAGCTTGCATCCGAAGGGATTGCTTTTGTGATCGAGAGATTTTTGTTAAAGATTTTCATGTTAGCCCGGAGCCGTTGCCGGGGACGGTTTAATTGAATTGACAGATCAAATATAAGGAGAAAACCGGAATTAAACAATAGGGGTTTTCCTATAGGCTAAAAAGCGACGCCCGCCGTAGAAACGGAGGGCGTCTTAGTCAATTCAATCAACCGGATTCTTGTGAGGGAATGACGGCTAATCAGAGATACAAAGATAGTCATTTTGTTGGCTTTTTGAGTAAAAAATATAACATCATTGCGGCCGCAAGGCCTCCCCCCACATACCAACCCCACGTTGGAACGGCCGCTACTGCATCCTGGACACTGGCAACGACGGTATCAAATAAACTGTCTTCCGAAAGCCGGCGATTGTACAGCGTCGAATTGTTCACCCCCCCGGACGTTGTAGCCGTCTTCGCCCACTGCGCATCTATATCGGCGGAAGACGCCCCGGAATTAATCAATTGCAATAGGACGCTATTACAGACGTTTCCAGCCCCCCAATTATAGGCCAGATCCAGGAGGGCGGCGAGCTGGTTATCGGTCAGCGTTGCGGTGATACAGGGGGAGATCTCATTAAAGGTTTGCTGCAATGTAAAATTGAGCAGATCCACCGCGTCGGAAAGGCTGATCGTTGAACCCGCGTCGATTGTCGTGCCATCCGACCAGTAATGATTTCCAAAGCCGATCGCATAGCCGTTGACATCCCAATAAGCCGAACTACTAAAGCCCTCCTGCTTTTGCACCATTGGAGATACAATCTGTATCGCGTTCGTAGCGTCCATTGATTAAACAAGGTGTAAAATTAAATTCGCATGCCGCTGCACGTTTCGGACGATTTTTCCTTTCCAGACTTTCACCTTGTACACGTTCGATCGCGCAAATTCGCGATAGGCAATAGCCTTCGCCTGTTCCTCCGATACGGCAAATTCTTCCTTGCACCGGAATCCGACCTTATAGATATGGATAACGAACATGACTTGCGAGGTTACGAGTTAGCGAAAACGGGCGATCATGGCCCGGCGACCGGGTATAATGCCGACACTGAGTCCCGACATGGAATCCCCTTCGCCGGCAATGTCCGTGATATAGGTAGCCCCTCCCCCGCTGCTGCTGCTGCTTCCCGATGACCCACCGGACGACGAACTACTCCCGCCGAATAATTTCGTGATACTCGACAGTAGACTTGTCGCCTGGGTGACCGGGTTTGTGCTGGTGCTCGATGTACCCGTTGTCGTAACCGTTGGAACGGTGACCGTTGTTTTCGGTTTTAACAGTTCGTAGAGAGCAATAGCCCCTACCACACCGACTCCAACATAAAGCAGGGTCTTCCCCGTGCTGTTTTTCTTTGCCATGTAAAAAGGTTTGCGCTCATTAAAGAGCCGTGATATCCATCGTCGCCCCTTGCAGTAGCGTAATGTTTGCCGCATCACTTACCAGCTGGGCAAACTGCAGCACTACATTGCCGGCCGTGTTTGCAATGATATAGGCCTCGGCGACCATCAAATGATTTGCAGCCGACGCCAGGGCGTTGGAAAATGCGGCCGACGTTGTTTGATCGGCGAATCCGGCGAGTGATCCCGTCGATGCCCCACTGTACAACCACCAGGACATGAGGTAAAGAGTCGGCGACGTAGGGGGCACTACCTGAAACTTTGCGCCCGACGCGGTGCCGGCCAGGGTGAACGGTACCCAGAACCGAAACTTTGCAGCCTTGCCAGCGGCAAGGGGAAAGGTCAAGCCCGTGGCAGCGACTAAGGCAGTCGAGGTATTGACCGACTGATTGGCCGCTAAGACATTTATTGTACGTATCCCGATGCTCATTGTTCTTTTTTTAAGGTGAAAGAAATGATACCCGCGTTCCCGTTAGGCCTTGTCCCAGGCTTTTTTCAGGGCTTCCAGGGATGTTTCTATTTCGTTTTTTTCTTCTTCCGTAGCGACTAGCCCGTGTCCGAGGCCTTTCGCTACAAAATCGGAGACAATTTCAAAATCGTTCCTGTCTTCTTTGGATACAGCGGCGACGGGCGCGGCTGTCTTGGTTGCTTTTGCCATTTTGTTTTTTTTATCGTTATAAAAAAGATCAGACCTTCTTTGGTTTGCCTTCCATTGCCGCTTGCACCAGGGTATTAAAATCCTGTTGGATTTTTAACACCGTTGCACTGTCCTGGAAAAGGCCGGCTTTCACAGCCGCGTTTATCATAGCTTGAATATTCGCGATTTCTTGCTCCATCAGTAAATAGGTATTTTAAAATTGGTACCCCCAATGTTTACACTTATCCAGCTCGTTGGGGTACCGAGCAGGGTGGTTGTCGATCCAAATACTGTCGCCGGCACAACAAAGGCATTGGTCGCCGGCGCGGAGGCTCCGCTATTGCCGGTCAAAATCGACTCGCGAGTCGTGCCCGTCCGGGTAAAGAACAAACTGGTTCCGTTGTATTCCATCGCACCGGTTTCGGCAGTGGTCGTGACGGTGCCGGCTGTAAACTTTAACGGAGCCGTTCCCGCTGTCGCGGTGCCCGCTGCGAAATGGATATATGCACTGGCAGCAACGGCCGACCCCCCGAACATTACATTCGACAATACAGCG